TGCAATAGGTAAAGTTGTAGAATACGATAGTTCAAATAAAATACTTTACTACCAACAAGAACGATTTGGTGACTATGGAACAAGCTCTACTACAGGTGCGTTTGTTGCTTTCAGTGGTGCAAACTTAATTACAGGTGCAACCTCTGGTGCAACTGGAACACCTCAAACAACTGGTTCAGAAACAGTAACTCTTGCAAATAATAATACAGCAGTGTTTACTGCTGGATATGCAAACCCTGAACTAGACCCAGACAGTGGAGATATAGTTTATATAGAAAATAGAAAACCAATTCAAAGAGCTTCTGACCAAACAGAAGACATCAAACTTATAATTGAGTTTTAAATATGGCACAGAAAACTGACTTAAATGTCGCACCTTATTATGACGACTTTGATACTACCGATAATTTTCACAGAGTTCTTTTCAGACCAGGCTTTGCAGTACAAGCTAGAGAGTTAACACAACTCCAGTCTATACTACAAAATCAGATTGAAAGACATGGACAGCATGTATTCAAAGATGGTACAGTTATTATACCAGGCCAAATATCTGTTTCAGATGCATACACTTCGATACAACTTGCATCTACATTTGGTGGAGAAGATGTAGTTGTTGCACAGTATTTAAATACTACAACTCCTGTTATTATAACAGGTGCGACCTCTGGTGTTAAAGCAACTGTTATTGGTGTTGAAGCAGGAACATCTACAACACAACCTAGACTTTATATTCAATATACTGAATCAGGAACAGATAACGAAACAACAACTTTCAGTAATTCAGAAAATATTATAGCAGATGCTTCAGTAACACACACTACAACATACGCAACAAATGTTGCATCTGCAACCACGCATACAACAGCAGCTCAAACAGGAACATCTGCAAAAATAGAAAATGGTATCTATTATGTTAGAGGACAATTTGTAAGGGTTGCAGAACAAACTCATGTTATTGATGCTACAACTAATAGTGCAACTGCAAGGGTTGGTTTAACTATAACAGAAACACTGGTTACTCCAGAATCAGATAGTACACTTACAGATAATGCAACAGGTTCACCAAACTATGCAGCCAAAGGTGCTCATAGATTAAAAATATCATTAACACTTTCAAGTCTTGCAGAAAGTTCAACTGCTGACTCTTCCTTCATAGAAGTAGTTAGAGTTAAGAATGGTAATGTAGATTTCAATGCAAGATTTACAGACTATTCTATTTTAGGTGACACACTTGCACGAAGAACATTTGATGAGTCTGGTGATTATACAACAAGACCTTTTCAGTTTGATATGAGAGAGTCTATAACTAATACTTTAAGAAATAAAACCTTTAACGGTGTATATGCATCTGGTGTTACAACTGATGATGGTAATACTGCATCAGATAGTTTACTTGCACTTGCAGTAACGCCTGGCAAAGCCTATGTAAAAGGATATGAAATTGAAAAAGTTTCTAATACATTTATAGATGTAAACAAAGCAAGAGATTTTGCTACAGTTAATGCTGGTGTTACAACATTTGAGGTAGGTAACTTTACAAAAATTACAAACTTATACAGCACACCAGACATTGGTTCTGTAAGTGGTGAAACAACTGCATACAATACTTTAAGTTTATTTGACAAAGAAACTATTACAAGAGGAAGTGCTTCTGGTAATCAAGTTGGTGTTGCAAGAGCAAGAACAATACAACATGACTCTGGAACAGCTGGTAATACAGATGCAGTTTACAAATTATTCTTATTTGATATTAGACCATTTACATATTTAACTTTAAATGACATACCAAGTCCAACACTAATTGCAAGTAGAACAAACGGTGGTGTAAAAATTACAGGTAATACGTCTGGTGCAACTGGATTTGTTTTTGGTTCATTAACTTCTGGAACACAAATTGTTCTCACACAAGTCATTGGAACATTTAGTTCTGGTGAAAAAATAATCGCATCTGATTCTGCTGAAACTGGATTAATTATAGAGAATGCAGCTAATGCTGACTTAACAGTATCAGATATAGTTACACATTCTTTTGCAGATGCAAGACAAATATTCATGGACGACTCAGATAGTGGACAAGATTTTACTGCTGATTTAGTTTTAGAAACAACTGCTGGTTTAAGTGGTAAAGTTGTTTTAAATGGTACAGATGCAAATAGTAATAATGCTAATGATGATGTACAATTAGAAGATGCAACTGGTAACATTGCAAGAGAAGATATCAAGACTGCAACACTTACAAGTCCAGAAAAAAATGTTTCAATATTTAAATTACCAAAACCAGTAATTAAAACATTACTTACAACAGTCAACAATAACGCAAGTGACTCACAGATAACAGTTCGTAGACAGTTCGTTGGAACAACTACAACTGGTGGTGTGGTATCATTCACTGCTGGAAGTAACGAAACCTTTGTTGGGTTTGTAGAGAAAGATTACACAATGTCTATTCTAACTGCTGGTGATGGTAGTGGTGCTCAAGGTGATATAGTTTCTGTATCTGGTAATACTTCTGGAACTGGAACAGCTACACTAACAGTAACCGATAATACTATATTGGGTTCTGGTGCAAAAGTTAAATTTATAGGTACAATATTAAAGACAAGTGTTGCATCTAAAGTTAAGACAACACAATTATGTAAACAATTAAAAGTTGATGTAGGTGCTACTCACGCATTTGGTACAAGACCAACAGATGATATTATATCTCTTGGTAGAGCAGATGCATTCAAAGTAGTGGGTGTGTTTGATTCAGAAGATACAAGTTCAGATGCAACAACACCAGAGTTAACTATTGGAACAATCACAGGAACATTTACTAGAGGTGAACAAATTACAGGTTCATCATCTGGTGCAGTTGCCAGAATTATTGATACAGTATCTCCTATGTCATATGTGCTAACAAATGGTTTTGGTGCAACAAACTTTACAGCTTCTGATACAATCACTGGAACATCTTCTGGTGCGACTGCAACCGTAAGTGCTGTAACTGCTGGTAGTAAAGTAATTACCAGTAACTTTACATTAGATACTGGACAAAGAGATAACTTTTATGACATTGCAAGATTAGTGAGAAAGAAAACTGCAACTGCACCTAGAGGACGACTGTTAGTTGTTTATGATTTCTTTGCACATAGTGCTGGAGAGTTCTTTTCTGTAGATTCTTATTCGAATGTTGGTGGACAAATGGACTATGATAATATTCCTACTTACACTGCAACAAGAGTTGACCCAGATGACCCAGAACCAAGTGGTGAGTTTCCTCTTGCCGACTGTATAGATTTTAGACCTACCTGTGAAAACATAACTGGTGCGTCATCAACACTTGCAGCCATAGATGAAATTACAGGAGAATCATTTGATTTCTTCCAAAGACAATTTGATGGAACAGGTGCTGTTGTTGTCGACAGTCCTCAACCAGACAGTTTCATACAAGCAGACTTTGAGTTTTTTCTAAGTAAAAGAGCATCATTATTTTTAACATCTGATGGTGACTTTCGTTTAGTTGAAGGACAGTCTGCTGAAGAACCAGTTGAACCAAAAGATTTAGACAACACAATGAAACTAGCAACACTGTCTATACCAGCTTATACATTTACACCAGAAGATGTTTCTATTGAAAGATTAAAAACTCAAAGATTTACTATGAGAGATATTGGAAGATTACAAGATAGAATAGAAAATCTTGAGTTCTCTACTGCATTGAGTTTACTAGAAAGAGATGCAGAGTCATTTGAAATACAAGATGCAAACGGACTAAACAGATTTAAATCTGGGTTTGTTGTAGATAATTTTGCTGGACATAGATTAGGTAATACTGTTAATAAAGATTATAAGTGTGCAATTGATATGGTTGATAAAGAACTTAGACCTAAATGTGTTTTAAGAAATACAGCTTTATCAGAAGTAAATACAACAGATGCAACTAGACTTAGTGCTGGTTATCAAAAGACAGGTGATTTACTCACACTACCTTATACATCAACAACCTTAACTCAAAACACATACGCAACCAAAGTAGAAAATGTTCAACCTTATCTTGTTGCAAGTTTTGCTGGACAAATAAATTTAACCCCTTCTGGAGATGAATGGTTTGAAACTGAAACTGCACCAGACGTTATTATAAATGTTGAAGGTAATTTTAATTCTGTGTTGAGTGCAAATAGGAATGCAATAGGAACAGTTTGGAATGCATGGGAAACAACTTGGAGTGGTTCTACAACAAGAACTGTAAGAACTGGTGGTTTTACTATGGGGCCCAAAGGAAGCAGTAGTGCTGGTAGAGTTATAGGAACAACTACAGATACAAGAACTAATCAAGCTAGAACTGGATTGAAAACAACTGTTGTTGAAAATGTCACAGAAGAATCATTAGGTACAAAAGTTATTAATAGGTCGTTGATACCATTTGTTAGACCAAGAAATATATCATTTTCTGGATTTGGTTTCAAACCTAAAACTAGAGTTTATATTTTCTTTGATGGACAAGATGTAAATAAATTTGTTACACCATTG